AAACATGGGAGCTGCTGCTGACTTGGCTACAGGTGCTGTAGGTCAAATGTTAGCCGCTAATGTAGCTTCTAAAGATGCAAAAACAACACAACAAACAGGTGTACTTGGCACAGCTAGGGGACAACGTGCTGATACAGGAGATGCTTTGGCTCAGGCAGCTAGAATGGCAGCTACCACAGATTTAAACAGAATACAGAATAAACAAGCTGTACGTAGAGCAAGACGTGGGGCGCTTATGGATACAGTTTCAGCAGCAGCTGGTCAAATGGGGTCAAACTTAGCAAGAACAAGTGAGTTAAACAGGATTAACCCAGGATCTGTAAACCCTAGTATGTTTACAAAAGTAGCACAAAACCCAATAGAAGTGGGTGGGCAAATAGGGTATCAAAGTTACGGACTCGGAGGGTCTAGGTTTATACCTCTTGTTTCTAATACGTTAACTGACCAACAATATAACAATACGCAAGGTTTTGAACCAGGATTTAGCTAATGGTATACGGCGGAAAAGAACCAGAAGAAGCAGTACTTAGAGGCCCAGACGCAGATAGGCAAGAGCGTAGACGTAGACGTAGAGAACGTAGGCGAGCTGATCAAGAACAACAAATGGCACCTGTAACTTCTGGAAAATCTATTGGAACTTTAAATTATGCTAATACTAATAGAGGTTTTACTGCAGACGAGCTTCCTGCAGTAAGTGACCCAGATGCAACTTATGCAGATGTTGTTGAAGGTCAATACGAACAGTATATTAGGAATTTTAGAGACTTTGAAAATGCTTTGATTGCTTCTAGGGACAGTACAGATTTAATAGATGCTGCTAGAGAAGATACTCCACAGCAAATTGCACTAGCAGAAGGTATCGCAAAACGTAATCGTGAACGCTACGGCTATCGTCCTACTGCAGTTGAAGCACAAGAAATGCAACGAGCAACTCAGCGAGGAGGTGCTTTAACGCTTGCTGGTGGTTTAAATAACGCACGTTTAGCTCAACGCGATGCAAATCAAAGAGTTTTAAGTGATTTAATTAATATAGGACAAGGTGTTAATCGTAGTTCGCTATCTGGTTTAGGTAGCGCAGCTCAAAATGCAGCTTCTAGACAACAAGCTTTTCAAAATGATAGAGCTGCTTATAAACAACAAACTGCAGGTTTTCTTGGACGAATAGGTAGCGCTGTTGCTTCTTTTATATAGGTATAAGTTATGGGTATATTAGACAATTTTTTTCAAGTTAATGCTCCTAGAAGTCGTGCTGCTTTAGCAGACCTTGAGTATGCAAAACAAGAAGATAGGCAAAAATCTGGAAATATCCGTGCGCGACAAGGTGTATTTCGCCAAGAAGCTTTACAAACTTTAGAAAGAGACCCTAGCGTAGTAAACAATGAGTATTTTGGCGGTGACCAAGACAAATTTAACGCATTTAAAGCAGACTTAGAACGAAGACAAGGTAATACTAATAGGTTTGCAGCTCTAACTGTAAGCGATATGACTAAAATATTAGGTAAGAAAAGAGCAGTCGAGTACATTAATGATACTGGACTTGCAGGTACTTACTTTGGTCCAGGTACTCGTTTAGATGGTCAATTAACAAATTTTCAATTAGATGAAACAGGTGAGTATGTTTTAACCAATCCTACGGTTCGTGTTTTTGACCAAGATACAGGTAGATTTTATTCTGCTAATGCTACTAGAGGTGGAGAAAAAGTAAGTGATTTGTTTAGACGAGGTGGAGATGCTGCAGTACAAGAAGGCAGCTTTGACAATGTCCCATTAAGTTTTGTAGATGAGTTGGATAGCGATTACAGAACAGATATACAAGGTAGAACGGGCGGAGATGAACGTCTAGCTTATTTTCAACCTTACTCAGGAAATGTTAACAGAGCATCTAGAGAGCAAGACTTTATAGCTAGACAACAAGCTGCTGAAGGCGATGTTCAAAGAGCAGATACAGCATTTGCAGCGGCAGATGCTATGGATGAGCAAGAAAAACAAGAACAAGAACGTATAGCTGGTTTAGCTCGTCAAGATCGTGAAGCTAATGCTTTATATAATTATGGTTTCTTACAAGAACCAGGGTCAGGTACAGATGAACTTGGAGAATTTGACCCTTCTAGAGCTACAGGTAGGATAGGGACATCTTTATACAATAGTTTGTTTGTTGATGACACAGGTATTAGAGAAGATGGTCAGTTTGGTATGGAGAATAGAGAAGCTAGAGGAGCGCAAGCTTTATCTAGCGTTTTAACTTCAGGAGCGGGGAGTAGAGGTCCTGGTTCTGATAAAATCTCTGAAGGATTGGGTCAAGATTTTCCTGTTACTACTGAAGGTATTGCGAAAGCAGGTCTATCTGGTTATATGTTTGCTCCAGGTGGATTACCCTTTGACATGACTGAAGAACAATTTCTGTCTTTAGCTCCAAAACAACGAGAATCCGCAATGACTTTAGCTAAAAATGTAAGCGACAAAAATTTGCAAGATTCTTTTGAAGGTATAGCTGATACTACAACCGCTAGGTGGGATCGAAAAGTAGGACCAACAGCAAGCGAAGCTAATGTAGAGATTGAAAGAGATAAACCTGTTATAGAAGCTGCTAAAAAATTCTATGAAGCAGAAGGCATGACTGGTTTTTTCCGAACTGGAAGAATACCTAAAGACAACAAGTTGATAAAAAGACTTATGGAACAGCCAGAACTTATGCAAGAGTTTAAAGCAGACCCTACTGCGTTTGCTACTAAATATGGAAATGACACTAATGCGTTGTTTGGTCCTCCTAAAAATGCAAGTCTTTTAAAACAAGCTGTAGCAAATATAGATACAACAGACATGGATGATGACTTAGAAACAGCACTTGTTACAAGAGATACAGATAAAATACGAGAGCTTGCAAGAAAAATGAAAACTACTAGTGAGGCTAGACAACAAGAACTAGCCGCTGAATTGCAAAGAACAGGAGGAGACTTTGGACGTGCTACCAACAAAGAGCGTATAGGTTTGTATTTTGAGATGGTTTCTTCTTTACCTCCCGACTCTGAACTGTTTGAAATGCTAACAAGAGGCGAGAACTTTACTAACATGGTTGAAAGTGGAGTGTTTAACTTTAATCAAATGACTGCAGAGACAGATCGTTTTGAAGCAGAAACAGCACGAATGAAAGAAGAAAGACTGAATACACCAGTAGGAGCAGATGTTACTGTAGATATAAGCGCTTTAAATAAAGATTTATTTGGAGAAGAAGCAACGCCCGAGAGTATTAGAACAGCTAATACAACTTTAAATGTACAACTTGCACAAATAGCAGATGCAGCTAAAATGGGACCTCTTAGTGGAGCTAATCGACAAGCGTTAATAGCTGTTACTGGTTTAAGATCAGAGCAAATGAAAGACTTTGTAAAAGACGCTTCAGACCCGTCTTTAATACAAGAGTTTCTTACTTTAGGGCAAGCTAAAGAAGCTGATTTAGCTTTGTTTAAATCTGATGCACGGGTGGATGCAATAGTTGATGGAGAAAAAATAACTACACCTGAACAGTGGTATAAGTTGTCTGAAGAAGAACGAAAACGAGTAAAACTTAAAGAACCCAACTCTGGTAACGAAATATCCCCACAAGCCTTAACTGCTAAATTTGGACCAGGGACTGTAGAAACACTAATATTCCGCGGTACTTAAAGTGGCAACTTCAGATGATTCAAACGTATTAGCTAACTACCTTACTAATTCTACCCAAGCTAATGAGCCAACTCCCGCTAGACCAGAAAATCCTTTTTTAGAAGAAGCAATACGTCAAACTGGAAAAGGATCTGCTTTTCTTGCACCTAAAGAACAGTTAGTAGAAAAGTTTGCTCCAACTACTGCAGGAGAAAAATTTTCTGATGCAGTTAGAGGAGGAGGTTTTACTCTTAGAGCAGATGTACAGAGAGCTGGAGCTATTTTTAATTTACTAACTGACGATCAAGAAGAAGCACAAGAATACTTAAATGAAGCTAAATATCTGGATGATGCTGCTGGTGAGTTATTAGGTGGTTTTGGTAACTTTGAAGAATTTTTAGAAGCTCCAAGTTTTTCAGGTTTTGCAGACCAAGCAATAAAAGCTATTGGTCAGTTTACTCCAATGATGGTTAGTTCTGTTGCATCGGGTATTGCAGGTGCCGCTACTCAAGCTGTAGGTAAAGGTTTTCTTTCAGCAACATCTAGACGAGTACTGGCTAAAGAAATGAAAGATATTGTACAAAAAGACTTTGCTCTACGAAGCGGTATTAAAAACGCACCTAAGTTAACTGCAAGTGAACAAGCTATATTAGATGCTGCTTATCTTACTGCAAATAAAGCCAAAACAATGAACGCTATGAACATGAGGTCGCAGTTATATAAAGCGGGTGTTGGTAGAAAAACAAGACAGTTTTTACAGAGAGATGCTGAAGGGAAAATTACGGGTTTAACAGGAGCACCATTAAGTTACGGATTTTGGGCAGGGGCCGCTGGACAAGAATATTTAGTAGGGTCTTCTCAATCTTTAGCTGAGTTTCAAGATGCAGGATTAGAGTTAACTAAAGCAGAAGCTCAACAAGCATTAGCTATGGGTGTACCTCAAGCTGCTATTGGTTTGTTAGGAGAAAACATTATAGCTGGAGGGTTAATCAGACGTTTCCTTGGAAAAGCCGATGCTGCTAGAAAAGCAGGTAAAATAAAACTAGCCGAAGACTACGAAGGTTGGATTCGTGAAGCAAGCAGAGGTTTAGTTACAGGCGTTGCTAAAGGTATACCAGGAGAAGGCTTAACCGAACTTGCTCAAGAAGAACTATACATACAACAACGATTTAGTACTGACCCTGAGTATACTGAAGAAGAAGCAAACTTGAGACGTATGGAATCAGCTTTTGCAGGTGCCATAGCTGGTGGAGCTATGAAAGGGGGTGTAGATGCGACTGTTAGAGTTATGGATAAAGCTAGAGCTAACTATGACTCTGGTAGAACTATAAGAGATCAAGCTACT